TTGAATAATCCGCATAACCACCCTTGCTGGTTTTCTTGACGTTAAAGTCTAGACCAGCTTGATAGTCTGTGGGTAAGTTTTCCATTTCTGGATCCAACAGTGCGTTCTTAACCAGATTAAAAATCTGTGGACTAATAACGAAACGACGGATGGGATTTTCTGGAGTCTTGTCGTCACCAATAGGATTGTCACGAACAAAACCCTGGAACAGGTATGAGCGTTTCTTCCAATATTTGCGACCCATTTCCTCCAATGCTGGATCTTTAAACCAAGCACGGACTTCTGCCAGGATTGGGCATGCCGAACCATCGTTGTACATTTCCACACAGGGGACTTGAACCACAACTGGCTTGCTATCTGACTGGCCTTTGATACCAGCAAATGGTAGACGAATCATTGCTCGTTCTACCCAGAAGAAACTGTTCTTGGGATTTGCGTCGGGGAGGAATCTGATGCGGGCTGTGGTGCCCTCTGCGATATTCCAGTGAGCGTATACGGTGTTGTCACCGCCGCTTTGTGAATTACCTGTACTGCGGGATTCTGATGCTTGAAGTTTTGCGCGGATTTCCGCTAATGTCATTGCCATAATGTTTTCTCCTAAAATGTGCCATGATATAATGTGCCTAAGAATACTGCACATGAGTACAGTATACGCATTTATTTATACAGAGTCAAAAGAAAAGGCGAAATAAATTCACCTTTTAATTTTTATTTGGTTTTAATTTAATCTAAATCAGCGAACCAACCACCTTTGACTGCATCAAAGTAGGCTTGTAATTTATTGCCACTAGCATAAGGGGAAGAAACGGTCATAACTGGCTGTCCAGACGCATCTAAACTTAATCCTAGATTTTGCACTTCTTTTTTACCGTACTGCTCACCAGTGCCTGAATTAAAAAAGGTCACTGCCACTGTAGCAGCTTGCTCAGTAACTTCTGACTCGGTAAATAGGTCGCTATACTTTCTGAAAAAATCTGGGTTCATTTTAAAAAATCCTTTTAAATATTTATCGTTTTAGTCCAGCCAGGCTTCTCAGAAAGTCCAGTGGGTCTGCTTGTTCAGCTACGTTGGGAGCATCCATTCCAGTGCTGCCAGTGGCATCGGGCGCAGCACTCTGTGGCTGTTGTGGTGCTGCGGCTGGGGTTGGTTGTTGTGTGTAATTCTGGCTGTATCGTAATGCTAGATCAGCGTGGCCATGATCCTGTAACCATTCAATAACTAGAGGTCTGGCATCAGCCGTGTCACCAGTGTCATTGGACAGGGCACGTAGTTTATCATCTAAACGAGTGTCACCAATGATGTCACGCAAGGCCCCAATGGCGCTTACACCATTGATACCAGCTTCAATTGGCTTCGCCATTAAACGGTCCAATTGATCTATTTCTTCTTTGTGATCGCCTAGATCTTCTTCTAAATTCATTTCAGTTACTTCATTGGCCCAGGCCTCAAACTCTTCACCCATGGTGCTTTCCATGGCCTGTTGTTCGCGCTTGTAGGCACGATATACATAGGGCAGGGCTTCATTAAAACGATCATCATATATCTTCTTAACAAATCGTTCACGTAGGCTATCTACATCAATTTCTTCTTCTACATCTGATTCGGGCATCCAGCATTCTTTATAATCCTGGTAGCCACGACGTCCACCAATGCGGTGTAGTTTGTTTCTCAATTCACCATAACGGTGAACAGCAGCTTTGGCCATTTCGGCCGTTTCACGATCTTCAAATTCACGACGTTTAGCTTCACGGCAGAAATGTGCCATGTTGGACATTTCTTCGCACATACCTACAATGCTTTCACCAATCTCATCACCCAGTTCACCACCCTGGCTGCAATGCTGTGCCATGGCCCGTGCCCCAGTCATGTTCTTAAATGGCAGTAGACGGCGTTCACCCACCGCTGTTTCTAGGAATATTGCTTCAATATGACGGCTGCGAGCACCACGTTTGGTCTCATCCACATTGTCACTGTGGCGTACAATAATTCTAACTGGGCCGCATTCTTGATAGCTGCTACGGGTTGTGCCCCATAAACGACTTTCAGTTACTTTAATATCATCAACGGTATTCACGCTATCACTCTTGCTCTGTTGTTTAATATCTTTTAGGTCTAGATTGCTTTTGGTAATGTCGCGAATGTCAAAGTTTAACAGATTGCGTTTGGCAAATTCACGCAGACTGCGTAAAAAGCTGAACCATTCTACACGCTGAGTATCATCCAATGTATCTGTCATAGCCTTGTCAAAATACACTTTAAGGCCGGTCTCGTCAATCAAACTCATGGTGATATTACCAAAAGTTTCACCAGACTGGCTGGTATAATCATAGTTAAAATAACGAGCCTTTTCAGGATCCGTGGTGGACCGGGCTCGTTCGTCACCTAGATTAATATCAGTAAATCTAGTACGAATCTTGTCAAATAGGGCCGAAGCAATGTTTTCTATTTCGCGCATACAGTATTTAGCCTACATCATTATGAATGGCATGGGATTGATATTTTCACTCTGATCTCGTAACTGCATATCCAGCGAACTATCATAGCCCTGAAGCACTGCAATCATGCGAATAGTCAGTATGATCGCCATGACCAAGTCATCGTTTTCGCCCGGTTTAGCTGCAAAGCTGGTACCGTGTGCCACAAATGTCTTTAATTCGCTGATTAAATTTTTACTGGCCAAGTGCATTTTCTTATTTTCTATGTAATTCTTGAGTTTAGCACAGGCAGTAATTTTACTCTTGTTAGTAGTGGTAAATCCCTTGCGCATCCTGCTCACACCGGCTCGCCCAGGCTCTGTCATAAAAACCCCGTGTATGTTTTCTTCACCAAGTTCAGCAATGGTAACCAGTGCTGCCTCACCCAGGGTGTTGTTCTCCACACTGTAGTATATGTCGTTGTCATTACCAGTGCTGTCATATAGATACTGACATATCTCCCGGAGTATCACAATCTGCCTTTGTATGGGTGTTTTGTTGTGTTGCCACTCGGCGATCTGACGAAAACTGGGCAATTCAATGACTTGAATGGCAGCAAAGTCGCCACCAGTGCCTAGACTGGGGTCTAGTCCCACAACATAGGTGTTTCCTCGCTTGGGCTTGGTGTACCAACGTACTTGTCCCTGGCGCTCTACAGGGTCTATACCATCCATCTCTACCAGTGTGGTGGGCTTAATTAACGTCTCATCATTAATAATGAACTCTAATTCGTGTTCTCGACGGAATCGTTCTTCACCAATACGTCCAATCTCTTCTTCTTTCCAAGCTTCACTTCGGTCTGGGTGTTCTGACCAGTGTGCTTTAAACGGACTAAATCCATTTATTCCCAACTTAGTTTCGTTGCCATAAGCATCAGTTCTCTTGTTGGCTTGTTTCCAGATGAACGCAAACTGATCCTCGTCTGAGTTTGGTGTGCTGGTAATAATACACTTACCACCAGTACTGAGTGTGGGAGATATAGCTGTCCAGAATTCTCGGGCGATGGTGGGCCTAACGAACGCGAACTCGTCCAAGTATAGTAACGATAGCGACATACCACGACCAGTCTTTTCAGTAGTTGCACGGGCCACAATACGACTCTTGTTATCAAAGTCAATATTGCCCTGGTTATAAGCTTCTACACCGGCCTTGAGCCACTGCGGGCACATTTCGTAAGCATAACGAATACGATGCATGATTTCCTGGGCGCCGCTATACTGATGGGCGGCGATCAGAACTGTCTGGTCTGGATTAAACATGGCAAACCATAATAGATATCCGGCAGCACTGGTGGTCTTACCAGTCTGACGTGGCATCATAGACACTGAGAATCGGTTACTATGGTAGTTATCAATCAATTTGACCTGGAAATCAAAAGGACTATACAACAACTTACCTTTGGTTGGGTGTTGTATATAGAAGTAATTCTCCATGAAATACTTGTAGCCAGTCACCGGATCAGCACATCGTGCGTATTCACTGATCTGTTCATTGGTCAGTGCTATGCTTATGTTGGCCGGGCGGACGAACTGATTGTCATCAGACATTTACTTTTATTCCATTATATGTTAATATAAATATTTAGTATTAAACCTTATGTGAATCAAAATGTCGGACACTCTACTATTAAATGCAAACTATGAACCCATCTCAATTCTGCCATTGAGTGTAATTGATTATCAACACGCCATCAAACTAATGTTTCTGGGCCGGGTAACTGTTCTAGAAACTTATCCCAATTGGATACTACATAGCGAAAAACTGGCGTTAAATGTTCCCAGTGTTTGTGTGACCAAAGATTACTTCAAATACAAAAAACATGTAAAGTTCAGTCGCTACAATATGTATCTGCGAGATCTGTTCAAGTGTCAGTATTGTGGCGAGATTTTTGATTTTGATGAGCTGACCATTGACCATGTGATCCCACGCAGTTCTGGTGGTAAGACCACCTGGGATAACTCTGTTACCAGCTGTAAGTCATGTAATCATAAAAAAGGCAGCAAGTTAATTAAGCCTAAGGTCATGCCATATGCACCTGATTACTACAGTCTAGTAAGCAAATGGAAGCAGACTGACTTCAAGGTCAAACAAGCGTCGTGGAATCAATATCTGGGAGTCAATAAGAAAGTGGCTTAGTCTTACAGTTAACACCGTGCCACCTGCGATAGTTGCCTTTTGTTGTCCTAAATCCGCAATGTTCGCAGGTGGTTTTTGTTGATTCCATACTGAGTAAATATTTTTCACGCTCTTCAGGAGTCTGGGTTCTACCCTTTACTTTAGCACGTTGCTTCTCTACAGACTCTCTTTTTTTAGGTTTACCTTTTTGTGCCATTGATATGGCTGCTTTGTGCTCGTTAGATCGTGGTGGTATAACCTGCTTTGCCCTAGCTTCACGAATCTTTTGTTTGGTTTTTTCTGAGTGCGGTTTTCTTGGACGCAGACGCAGGCTGGGACGTGGAGACCTTTTAATATTTCCAGGACCGCCGTCTCCGCCATCGGTTTGATTTCTCAATATACCAGTTCCTTGATCTATTCTGCCATACCATCTTATAAGACGTCGTTCAATAGCCAATGCTCCAACGGTAGTAAGATTTGATTCTATTATTATAATACGAGATTCATTCGATGGTTTTCCTACTTCTCCCTTGCCTTTGGTCCAGGCGCGGTTATTCTTACCCTTGCCAATATAGTATGGGGTTTCATCCGCTCTGAGATATGCGTAGACGTAGTAATCTTGGGGTAAATACATTGCTGATACTCCTTAACAGTATTAGAGTAGTTGGATCTGCCAGGATCGCGAACTACACATTTATTTATGCAATCACCAGTTAAATATGGTTATCGCTTGACTTTAGGTGTAGGAGTTTTTGGTGCTGGGGCATCACCGATTGGTTTAGTCCCTGTTAGGTAAGGGAGACTGAACCAAAGTTGGAACCATTCTGGTGTTCCGGGTTTTATGTTGTTGCGCTTTTCCAACTCACGTTTTTCCATGCCAGTGATGCTGATGTTACTGCCCACTGGACTCATGGGATTGCCGTTACTATCGTTGGGAGTTGTTAATGCCGGATCGTGTCCACCAGCTGTATAATAGTCTTCTGTTACCAGACCAGCCAGCTTCTTGAGTCTGTGTAATTCAGCTGGATCCATAAATGCATCTGGATCACCGGTCTCGCCTTCTGGAACGAAGTTGGCACTGGTTAGACGATATTCTTTCATTTGGATTTACGACGTACTGGGCCCTGAGGTTGCATGGGACTCTGATGATTTACGTCCGGCATTTCTTGAGATTTCTTTTTACTGATTCTAGTGGATTTGCGACCCAGATGACGCTTGGCTGCATCAATTATTTCTCTGTCAGCGTCAGAGTAACCAATGGTCACTAGATTGCTGCGAGTGGGTCCATCACTGTCGCCAAAGTTATCAGGAGATCCAGCCAGGGCTACACCAAAACGATACATGTAGTATGGATGGCCGTTGTCCAGATCATCAAAAACTTCAGCATCAGGCAGTGCATACTTACTGGAAGTGCGCAGTTTGCTTTCAGTGATGACTTCGTTTATTTT